TTTAATACTGACTGTAGATGGACTTGGTAAGCGTTATGGAATGCTACCAAGTGAAGTATTAGAAAGAAGTAATACATTTGATTTGTATATAATGGACGCAGCAATGACATTTGAAAGTTATCATCATAAGAAGTCAATGAACAATGGACGAGAGCCCATGCCAGATTATACAACAGATGAATTACAAAACATATTGAATAAGGCAAAGGGTGAATAATGTCTATAACATATACAGTTAATGATAAGATAACAAGTAGTATAAAAAGCATTAAAGCAAAACTTAAATTGCTTCCGCAAGAAGCCTACAAAGAATTTGTAAAAGAAACGCCAGAACGAAGTGGTCGTGCAAGACGCAGTACCAAATTAAAAGGTAATGTTATTGAGGCTAATTACCCTTATGCTAAACGATTAGATGAAGGCTACAGTCAACAAAGCCCTGCAGGTATGACAACACCTACAGAAGCATTCGTCAAAAAGCGTGTTAAACAAATATTAAAAGGAAAGTAAGATGGCAGATTTAACTTATACGATGGACATAAATGGTGCACCTGCCCTCACCACCCTCAATAAAGTAGAGTCACAGATATCTAAATTAAAAGGTAGTTTTAATGCATTAGGCACAGCACTTGGTTCTATTGCATTTGGATCAATGATTTCTAGTACTATTAAATTTGCTGATTCAATTGCCGACTTAAGTGATGCTACTGAAATATCAATACAAAAAATATTAGGCTTTAGTGCAGCAGTTCAAGCCAATGGTGGAACTGCTGAAGGGGCTCAAAAGGCCATGGCAAAACTAGTTGCCAGTATTGATGAGGCAGCAAATACAGCAGGCAGTGGGCGTGACGCATTTAACCAAGTTGGTGTTAGTTTAGATGACTTAAGAACAAAAACAAGTAGCCAAATATTTGAGCAAGCAATCAAAGGACTGTCTGGCATAGAAGATGTGGCAAAAAGAGCCAGAGTTGCTACTGAGTTGTTGGGTAAAGAAGCAAAATTAATTAACTTTAAGAAGGTTGCTGCTGACTTTGATGAAGCCAGTGCTAAAGCCGCAAGATATAGTTCTGCTATTAAGAGTGGTGCTGATGCTAATGATAATATTGCTGCTGCCATTAGAACATTACAATTAGAATTACTTAAAGCAATTAAACCTATTACAGATTTTATTAATAGTGTAAAAGTTAGTACTGATGCACTTGGTAGATTTTTTGATATAATGGCAGAAGCAGCAAAATGGGCTATTTTAGTCGCAGGATTAACTTTAATAGGTAAAGGATTGTATGTATTAGGTACAGCAGCAGTTGCCGCATACGGAGCCATAACTGAAATAACAGGTGGAATAATAGGATTATTTAGAGCATTATCTAATCCATTGACTAGAAGCAATTTACTTCTTACCCTTCAAGAATTGAGCGGTGGGTTAGGTTCTAAAGTTATTGTAGTATTAAATGCCATGGGTATTAATACCGCATTTTTAGCAAAACATTGGTTAAGTTTAAGCGCAGCAATTGGTGGTGCCATTGGTGCTATGCGAGAATGGTTAGGCTTTGGTAAGGACGAAGAAGGTCCTAAAGGTGGAAGTAATGCAGAAGAAGAGGCCAAACGCCAGCAACAATACCTAGACGAAAAAGCAGCAGCAATCAAGCGCGGACAAGAAGGCATGGAAAGGGATGCGCTAGCGCAAATAAAAATATCAACCGATTTACAACAAGCATTATCTAAAATTCGTGTTTCTTATATGCAACTAGGTGAAGAATCACAACGCAACAATGACACACTTGTTAGTAATTTGCAATTTGAAACCACATTAATTGGTAAAACAGAAGAACAAGTTGAATTGGCCCGCGCACTGCGTGCCGAAGCAGACTCATTAATAAATCTTAAAGATCAATTGTCAAAAAAAGCACAAGAAATTAATGCTGAAGTTTTTAATGAACTTGATTTACAAAAAAGATTAAATGCGTTACAGACAACAACAACCACTTCAAAAGAAAAAGATATTGAGGCATCTAAAAATAAAGTTATTGTATTAAATTCTGAATTAGCAGAAATTAACAAATTGTCTGGTGTTTATCAAAATATGCACGACAAAAATGGTGCAGCAATTGAAAAATATATTACTCAACAACAAACGCTTAAGTTATTAGAAAAAGACAGATTACAAAACATAGAAAACATTACCAAAGCCATTGAGGATCAAGTTGCTCGTCAACAAACATTGGCTGGCATATTACAAGGTATCAATGATAAAAAAGTTGATATGGCTTTTGAATTAAAGATAAAAGATTTTACTCCACTTGAAAAACAGTTTGCTAAAATAGATGAAGATGCTCGTAAAGCCGCATTAGAAGCCGCCAGATCATTTGCTGCAGGATTTGCTGACTTAGATATGACAGCAGAAAGAACTAAGGAATTGGCTGATGGATTAGATAAAATTGCTAATTCATATAAAGGGATAGCCGATGCTCAAATTAAAAGTTTAGAAGATTCTAGATCATGGTCTGCAGGATGGAAAACAGCATTTGACAGTTACATGGATAATGCAACCAACGCTGCTAAACAAGCCGGCGATGTGTTTAGTGCAATCACAAGCAATATGAATAGTGCCATTGATAAATTTGTTGAGAACGGTAAGTTTAGTTTTGAAGATTTGGCTAAGTCAATTATTAAAGATTTAATTAAGATTGAATTAAAGGCCCAAGCAGTAAAATTGCTAGGTATGCTAGGTGGCGGTGGTGGAATATTCTCAGCAATAGGTTCATTGTTTGGCTTTGCTGAAGGCGGCAGTCCACCAATCAACAAGCCAAGTATTGTTGGTGAGAAAGGTCCTGAATTGTTTATACCAAGATCAGCAGGCACAATCATACCAAATGGTGGAGGCGGCGGTGGTGTTGTTAACAAGACATATATTACCAACAACATATCAGCGATAGATAGTAAGAGTGTAGCGCAAATGTTTGCTGAGAATCGTAAAGCATTGCTTGGTACAGTTCAGTTAGCACAAAAAGAATTACCTTACGGTAACAGATAAGGAACAATAAATGAGCGGATTACAAACAATCTTAGACAATTGTAACACAATTAACTTTAACCGTCGTCAAGTTGTTGGAACACAATATACACGAAATGAAATACCTCGTGTTAGTCAAACACCAACAAAGAATCCATGGAAGATTACAGTTGAAATGCCAAACAGTTTTCGCTATAGTGATGCCAGAGCATTGATGGAAGAACTTGATACATTAGATACTTTTAATAACCAAGAAGTAACATTCAGCAATAATGCCAAACTAAGTTGGATATTTAGATATCAAGGAACCTTAACTAACACACAACTGAATGGATTTACAGTAGTAAGTTACACAGGCAATCAATTGGTATTGAGTGGCTTGCCTACTGTAGCAGCAACTACAGTAATGTTCAAAAAGAATGACTTGATTCAAATCAATACTTTCCCATACCCATTCACAACTCAGCAAGATGTATTGCGTGGTACTGCTGGAACAGTAACCATTACAACAAGCAGACCAAACATTATATCAAGTAGCGTTACTGGATATGGTATCACAGTTGGTAATGATTGTACATTCAATTTATTCTGTCCTAACATGCCAGTGTACAAATTGATACCAGGTGGTTGGCAAAGAAGTAATGGCATAACAACAAACAATGCTTACTTAGAATGGTCAGATAATTTCTACATGTATGAATGGGTGGGAGAAGCATAATGGAAATCATACCAGCAGTTGACGATAAAAATAGCATTAATAGTGCCGAGTTTGTTAAATTAACAATTTATAACGATGTGGCTAACACAGGTGATACAACCATTTACACCTTTTCAAGTGCTTACAAGTATGAGACAATTGATGGTACACAGTATAGCCCCTTAGGTGGGTTGCTTGCCGTGGGTATTCAACAAAGAGACATTCGTGTTACATCAGCAGATACATCAATCAGTTTGAGTGGTATACCCTCAGATGGTTCAGACAACATGGCAATCGTATTAGGCACAAAGATTCGTGGTAGTATAATTGAAGTTATTAGAGGATTTTACAATGCCAATTATGTATTGACCAGCACTGCACAGCGTTTTACTGGCATCGTAACAAGTTACAATGTAACTGAAGAACGCCATGATTTAGTAGACAACTTTACCATAACATTAAACGCAAGTAGTTATAAAAATGTATTACAAAATCGTGTTGCCGGACGCAAGACAAATGGTGAAAGTTGGAAATCATTTCCTGTATCAGCCACTGATACCTCAATGGACAATGTGTATAGTTTATCAGACCAATACTTTGACTTTGGCGCTAAACCCAAAGCAGGAGCAAGTACACAAAGTACTGCATCAGCAACCACAGCCACATCATCAGACAATCAAATTTCTGCTGGAAGAGACTCAGCATGAAAATAAGACACGCCACTAAATATGATGCTAGAAGCATAATCAATATGCTTTGGCATTATCATGACTCTGGTGATGTAGAGGGACTAAACATTAGTGATGAGCAAACAGCATTGCGAGTCCTTACACATATATTAGCAGGCGCCGGCATTGCATTGGTTGCTGAAAAGAACAATCAATTAGTTGGTATGTTAATAGCATACAAAGTGCCATTCTTGTGGGACAATAGCAAATATATAATGAATGAGATTGCATATTGGGTAGAGTTTGAGCATAGAGGTGGCACAGCAGGTTACAGATTGATTAAAGAATATGTAGACGAATGTGAACAATTGAAAGAGAAAAAAATGATAGCAAATTACACAATAAGCCAAATGGAGGGGCAGACATTAAATTATTCACGCTTTGGCTTCAAGCCCATAGAACATACTTGGAGTACATAAGATGCCAATTTTTACAGCCATAGCAGCAGTAGTTACTTCAATCGCAGCAGCAGTTGGTATTGGTGCCGCAGCAGCATCCGCAATAGGTGCCGTAGGTGCATTTGCAGCAAGAACATTATTGACAATTGGCATCAGTAAGTTAATATCAAATACAACTGACTCTAATGCAGCAGGTAGCAACACACCAGCAGCAGATCCAAGAGCGCAAAAGTCTCCTACAACAGTTAACAAGATTCCAGTAGTTTATGGAACAGCGTATGTAGGTGCTACCATTACTGATGCTATACTAAGCACAGACCAAACAACAATGTATTATGTTTGTGCATTAAGTGAAGTAACAGATACAGGAACAATTAGTTTTGGTAACATATATTTTAACGGTGACTTAATTGCATTAGGCAGTGGTGGTGATGCTGCTAAAGTAATAAGTCTAACAAACAATGCAGTTCCTCCACAAGTAGATACCAAAATTTCCGGATATATGTATGTTTATTTGTTTAATGATGGTAGTAGTAGTGGTATCAATACTGGTGGACAAACTGCAATACAAATACTTTCAGATGCTAGTATCCCGGTAGCCAGTCGTTGGTCGGGCACAGATACAATGAGTAGTTGTGCATTTGCTGTTGTTAAATTAGTTTACAATCAAGATGCTGGTACAACACAGATTGGACAATTAAACTTCCAATTAACTAATAGTTTAACTAATCCAGGTGATGTTATTGAAGATTATTTAACTAACACAGTGTATGGATGTTCTATCCCAGTAGCCAATGTTGATACAGCAAGTTTAGCAGCATTAGCGGCATATAGTGATGAACAAATTACATATGTGCCTGTTGGTGGTGGCATTGCAACTCAAGCAAGATATCGTATTAATGGTCCTATCAATACAGGACAAAACTGTTTAGCAAATTTACAAGACTTATGTGATGCTTGCGACAGTTGGTTACAATACAGTGAATTGACTGGTAAATGGAAAGTTGTTATCAATCAAAGTTATGAAGATTACACAATTTTCAATGACTTGTATTTGGTTGACAGTTCAAACTTGATTGGTGGCATTGACATTAATCCAATTGATTTGAATGCAACTTATAACAGTTTAGAAGTTGGATATCCAAATGTAAACATAAAGGATCAAACTGATTACAGAGTATTCAATTTAATTGATTATGTTCCAGAAGTAATGAGTCCAAACGAAGCGGCTAATCAATTGAGTGTTAACTATCCTCAAGTTAACAATTACATTCAAGCAGCATATCTTGGTGAGCGTAGATTGCTACAAAGTCGTGAAGATTTGATTATCACTTGTGCATTAGACTATAGTGGTATACAAATTGAAGCAGGTGATGTTGTAAGAGTTACCTTAGCAGAGTATGGCTGGAGTGAGAAGTTATTCCGTGTTAGTCAGGTGCAAGAAGTTAAAGATGAATCAGGATTTCTAGGTGCTCGTATAACCGCATTTGAATATAACAATACAATATATGCTAATGATCCATTGAATGATTTCGTACCAGAAGCAAACACAGGCTTAACTAATCCCAAATGGTTAGACAATCCTGGCACACCTACTATTACAACTAGTTCATTAGCAAATGGTACTGTAGCAAGTTTTAGTGTAACAAGCACAACACCTGCGGTTGGTAGTACTATGTTTATGGATTTTAATTATGGATTGACCAGTAATGTTGATACACATAAATCATATACAACAGTTGCTACTAGTGATGGATCACCATTTGCAGTTAGTACATCAGTAAGTATTAATGTTGTTAATTTGCCACCAGAAACATATTATTGGTCAACTACAGCAAGAACAAGTATTTCTGGTTATAAATCAGCGGCAAGTGCGCCATACACATGGGCAGGACCTAGTGTAACAACTTATGATCCTACATCAAATACCGGGGGTATTGGTTATATAAATATTAATCCAACAGCAAGCCCGGAAGAAAGAATGTCATTGGTTTCATTTGGTATAGCAAATGCCCCCGCAAACATAGTTACTATGCCCGTACAGGCTAATTCAAATGTTATACTTAATGATCCTATATATCTAGATGGCACTGCATTAAATGCAAATTATTATTATCCATATTATCAAAACACATCAACTACCGCAAATGGATATTTAGCGTCAAGTACATCAAGTTTTCAACCAGCAAGAGCATCATATCAAGTATTTGACAATGGAGATGACAATTGGTATATTTTTATATATGATAATTTTGGTTCAAGTTCAAATTATCCATTAGATCCTACAGAATATTTCAAATTAGAATTAAATGCAACATTTCTTGCAAACACAGATTCAGTTATGCAATTAGGTGCATTTTACACAGGTAGTACTACAGGACTTACAATATACCATGATACAACAATTGATGGAACTTACATATTACCGGCCAATGTTCCAACTGAAATAAATTTTGCACAAGCATATCAAAGCAGTCCAAACAATGTTACAGATGGCGGCGGTTTTATTATGAAAAATATAATAGGTAACACAAGAGTAACTACACTATATACTAAATTAGAACTTTTCAAAGGAAGAATTGCATGAAAATGAGTAAACTAATTACAAATGAAGTTATTGAGATGTTTGAATTGATTGATACCGGTGATGTAAATAAATTTATAGAGTTTGCTAAAAATTACAACATTTTTCAAGAAAGTAATAGCAAATTTTACACAAAAATGTGCCAAAGAATTAGAGATAGATTAAATCGTGAAAATCTTAATGAAGATATTTTACGATAATAAAGGAACAACATGACAACAAGTTTAATTAATTTTGTAGCAAACGGAACGGTAACCGTTAATGCACAAAGCAATATTACTAGTGTGGGAACACTAACTCAACTAACAGTTGCTGGTAATTCTAATCTTGGAAATGTAGGTAATGTTACAATTACCGGTGGTACGGCAAATTATGTGTTACAAACCGATGGAGCCGGCAATCTTTCATGGGCAGCAGGTGGCGGTGGCGGGGGCGGAGGTACTTTCGTATATCAGAACGATAGGTCATTCTTTTTAACTGGTGGTGTTATTCCATTAACATCAGTTCGTACATTAAGTAGTTTTGGGGCATGTAGAATTCCAGGTGGTCAGCAATCAAATGTATCTACCGGTGCATATGAAGCACTTAATTTTACTGGCGGGTATCCATGGTATACAGCAACTAGTAGCACAACAGATGGTTATTTAGCCAACAGTACATATGCAATGTTACCCACTAATGCCGGCATACAAGATTTAGGTACAGCAGCATCATTAGGTGGTAGACAAGGTTGGTGGACAATGATTGGTGTTGGTGTACCAACAGCAAATCGCACAGCAAATGCTCAGTTTAATTCTTCAAGCACATTACAAATTATGACTGAAGCAACTGATACAATTCAGATATCAGGTTACTACAAAACTGTAGAAATTAGCAACACTGCAAACATTAGTAACGCATTAAGATTAGATAGTACAACATCATCAGTTACTGCTGTTGCTGATTTCCCACAAATGCTTACACTAGATTGGAACATACAAGGTAATGCAAATTTTGCGATATATGAAATGGGAGTAGCAATAAGATGGTATCCATCTGGATCAAACGCAAATGTGTTTACTGGTACATCATTACTTTCATCACCGGATGGATGGGATTATGCTAATGTTGGTTGGCTAGTTCCATAAAAGAGTATAAAAACATATAAATAGATATAAGAAATAAAATAAGGAGAATACAAGGTGAGTTTATTATTAAACGGTTCAAGAACGATGACAATTGCTGGAACACCTATCCAGTGTCTTGAGATATATACAGGTGAAAGTTACACGATACCATTTAGTTTTTTAGATAGCACAGGCAATAGTATAAATTGTACTGGTTGGGCATTAAGTACAGCAGCAAAGTTTTATACTGTAGATACAGTTGCGTATCCAGATGAAAACTCAGTAACGCTTGGTAATTTAACATTAGATAGTCCACAGCCAAGTACTGGTGGAGGCACATATAGTGCTAATCTTACCGCAGCATTTACAACAGCAGCAAGTGGAATAGGATATATCTATATTCCAACAAACTTGACAGGTGGCACAGGATCACCAAATGCTACTCCAGTAATATCATTAGCAAATTCTAGTGCTAATAGTACATTAGTTATTTTAACATTGGGTGTACAAAGAACTGACGCATTAAGTAGTTTAGTAGATTTTAACCGTGAACCAATAGGATTCATTGTAAGGTATCAATAATGTCTGATATAAACGCAAACATTGTTATATCACCAATTGATTTGGGTGTTACAGTAAACACCAATCAATTGACCTTTACGCCAGATGCGCTAAACTTGACATTTTTTGCTGGCGGCGCCGGTATATCTATTGCTAGCGGTGCTAATGGAACAGTACAATATAATAATGGTGGATTACTTGGTGGGTCAAATGCTTTTACATTTGATGCTGTTAATGGTGTAGTTACCATGAGTAATGCCAATATTAGCAATGGTACTTTTTCTAACTTAACCCTTTCTAACATTGCTAATTTTCATGTACCCGGAGGAAATTTAGGATACTTTATGCAAACTAACGGCAATGGTAATTTATCATGGGCCGCGGGTTCTTTATCACCTGGTGGGTCAAACACTTCAATTCAATTTAATACTAATGGTAATTTTGATGGAAGTGCTAACTTAACTTTTAACAATGTTACTAATGTTTTAACTGTAGGTGGAAACATTTCCGGTAATGTAATTATTGGAAATTATTTCAGTGGTAGTGGAACTTTGTTATCTAATATTCAAGGACCCAATGTTACCGGTATAGTAGGCAATGCAAATTATTCTTCTTATGCAGGTAATATAAATGCGGCAACTTACGCAATTGAAAATGTTCAACTATTAGGAGCACAAACCGGTACATACAATTTTGATTTTTTAAGTAATGTTATAAAATATAGTACTGCCAACGCAGCAGCAAATTTAGTATTAAATTTTAGAGGTAATTCTACAACAACAGCAAATTCATTAATTGCTAATGGACAAAGTATTACTTCATCATATGTTTTAACAACTGGTGCTAATGTGTATTATGTTACTGCCGTAGAAATTGACGGTTCAGCACAAACTATAAAATACGCAGCAGGTGCTTCTCCTTTACCGGTGGCAAATTCAAAAAATTCTTATACATTTACTGTTATAAAAACATCTACGACTCCTACTTATGATGTGCTAGGAAGTTTCACAAGGTATAGTTAATGAGTTTGAAATCAACTTATACAAACGCAAGTATTCGCGGATGGACTGCAGGTGGAATACCAAGTACATATCCATGGTTATTTTTACAATCGTTAGCATGGAATGGCGCCACCGGTAAGATAGCAATCAGTGGTGATGGCAATTATGTAGTTGTAATTGGAAATGTTATCGGATCCGGTAGTAATAGTTATATTAACATATATATTAAATCTGGTACTGGTTCTACATCATGGGTAATACAAAAAATATACACTCCCACTGATTTAAGTAATGCTCAACTTGATAGTGTTGATATTGATTACACGGGTTCTACAATTGTAATTGGACAAGTAAATGTAAGTGGTGTTCCAGACGGTAGAGCATATGTTTATAGTAGAAGCGGTACAACATGGTCATTACAACAAACATTACAACCAGTAAATAATCAATTTGTTGGAACTTCAGTTTCTATTAGTCAAAATGGAAATTATATTGCTATCTCAAATCCATATTATCCTGCAACTAATAAAGGTACAGCATATGTTTATATTAAATCTGGATCAACCTGGTCACTACAACAAACTATAATAGATACAATTACCGATGATTTGCTTGGTGCATCTTGCTCAATAACTTCAACTAATGGAGATTTATTAGCACTTGGTGCCCCTCAATCACCATTTGCTATTGGAAAAGTTTATATGTACACCCGCAGTGGAACTACATGGTCACTACAACAAACATTACAAGCCAGTGATGCTACAAATGGAGATCAATTTGGAAGAATCGTATCAACGGATTCTACTGGACAATATTGTGTAGTTATTAATTCTAGCCCATCTGCTTATGATACTTGTTATGTATTTCAACTAATTAGTGGCACTTGGTCAGAAATTTATAAATTTTCTTTAGGTACTGTCTTTAGTTCATTAAGCATTAGCGACAATGCTGATACTATTGTCCTAGGTGAACCGCAACAAAACAGTAACAAAGGTCAAGCATCAATTTTTCGTAAAACTTCTTCTACTACATGGTCATTAGTAGAAACTCTTTTATACCCTGATGTCATTAATACTACATCTTTTGGTAAAGGGGTAACAATTACTAATAATAGCAATACTATAGGAGTTTCTGCGGTTGGAAGCGTTAATTTTAATAATACCATATATGTTGCTTCTATTTTTTCATAAAGCATAAATAGATTATATACACACACGAACAGTTGCGAGGCAGCAACTGTTCGTCAACATGCGAGTTAGCAAAGGAAAAACAATATGGCCAAATTCACACAGGCGACTCTTAACCAAGTCGCGGGCTTTGATGCACAAGTTCTAGCACAAAACCTCATATACAACCAAAAAGACTTTTGGAACTTCGCATGGTCAACAAGCACAAGCGTTAGTGGTTGGCAAACCAACACTACCCCAGTAGACTTAACTGGTGCTACTATCAATGCTCAAATCATTCGCAGAGCAATTACAGATTTTAGCGATAGCAGAACTGGATATGATTTTACAATCAGTGATTATCCTCTTGTTCCTCTTATCACTACAATCACAGCAAGTGCTACAAGTACAAATGAATTTACCTGCACTACAACAGCAGACCTGTTTGAAGATCAACCAGTAAGATTTGCAGGAGCAGTCTTTGGTGGTGTGGCAATCAATACAACATATTTTGTAAAAACAATCATAACAGAAACAACATTCACAATTTCAGCAACACAAGGTGGTTCAGTGTTTGCACTAAGTACAGCGGCTGGTACAATGAGAATGAATCGTGTTGCACCAAGTCCAGTAGTATTGCCAATATCAAATATTGTTGCTGTTGATGGCACATTCACTATGACGATTGACGATGACACATGGGACTTAATCGCAGGTGACCCAGACTTAGATATCAATGCAACTGACCCAGCATGTTTTACAGGTAGAGTTAAGATAAGTTTCCCTTCAGTTGGAACACAACCAGCATATGATGAAGCAGTATTCTTGTTATTCTTGGTAAATAGTGACGGCGTAATCAATTATTAATTATGGCTACTCAAATAAATGTAACACCCGCAAGTAGTGTTGCTAATGTTTCTGTAACCCCTGGCACGACTAACATCACTGTCAGTAATTCACAGAATGTAGCATCAGTTACTGTTCAGGCTAGCAACAATGTTAATGTTGCTATCAGCAGAGCCGTTGTTGGTACGATTGCCAATGTACCAACAGCAAACTTTGCAAACTATGCATTAAATGTCACTGGTAATAATCAACCCAATATTACTAATGTTGGTACATTGGCAAATCTTAGTGTTAGTAATACTGCAACTATTGGTAATCTAATTGTTACTGGTAATTTACAAGTTGGTAATCTTGTTGCAAATTCAGCAAACTATGCAAATTTTGCTGGACAAGTGGTTGACAGTAATCAACCAAATATCACAAGTACCGGTACATTAACAAGTTTAGCAGTAACAGGTAATATCAGTGCAGGTAATGTAAGTGCAACAACATTTACAGGTGCATTATCAGGTGCTGCAACTACTGCGGGTACTGTAACTACTAATGCACAACCAAATATCACAAGTGTTGGTGCATTGACCAACTTGTCAATCAGTGGAACAATTAGTGGTAACTTAACGCCAAATGGTAACAATAGTGCTAGTTTAGGTAATAGTACAAATCGCTGGGGTAATTTATATCTAGCAGGTAACACTATCTATTTGGGTGATAGCATAATTGAAAGTATTGCTAATAGTAGTTTAGATCCAATTAATCCTAATGTCAGCACAATGGTATTGACACCAGATCAAGGTAACAGTTCACAAGCATTAGTACTTGATCCAACTACGCCGGGACATATTCATTTACGGGCGCCAGGCGCAAACATTGACCAACCACTTGCTAATATATATTTAGGTGGAGAACAATCAAGTTTTGAAGTAGGCGTATACAATGGTGCTGTTCCTAATTTGTTTATACACAGTGGTAATAACAATTGGATGTTTGACAATACCGGTAACTTAACTTTACCTGGTAACACATTCAGCATCAATTATGCAAATGGTACATCAGCAGTATCAGCAGGCGCTACTGGCCCACAAGGAGCAACAGGACCAATTGGTGCTACTGGATTAACTGGTAGTACTGGCCCACAAGGAGCAACAGGACCAATTGGTGCAACTGGATTAACAGGTGCAACTGGCGATACTGGTAGCACAGGCCCACAAGGAGCAACAGGACCAATTGGTGCTACTGGATTAACTGGAGCAACTGGCTTAACTGGTGCAACAGGCGATACTGGTAGTACTGGCCCACAAGGAGCAACTGGCTTAACTGGAGCAACTGGCTTAACTGGTGCAACTGGCTTAACTGGTGCAACAGGTGATACTGGAGCAACAGGACCAATTGGTGCAACAGGACCAATTGGTGCAACAGGCGATACTGGTAGCACAGGCCCACAAGGAGCAACTGGCTTAACTGGTGCAACAGGCGATACTGGTAGCACAGGCCCACAAGGAGCAACTGGACCAATTGGAGCAACTGGCTTAACTGGTAGTACTGGCCCACAAGGAGCAACAGGACCAATTGGAGCGACTGGATTAGAGGGAGCAACTGGTGCTACTGGTGCTACTGGCACAGCAGGAACAAATGGCTCAACTGGTGCTACTGGCTTAACCGGTGCTACTGGCACAGCAGGAACAAATGGCTCAACTGGTGCTACTGGATTAGAAGGCGCAACAGGTGCCACGGGTATAGGTACCACTGGTGCAACAGGACCTACTGGTGCAACAGGTGCAAAAGGTGTATCATCAAGTTTATTTGAATATAGATCAAACACTGGCGCAACAAGTGGTTATCCAGGTAATGGTGATATTCTTTGGAACAATGCAACACAAGCAAGTGCTACACAAATTAATGTAAGTCATTTAACTGATACCGGCATAGACATTGATATCTTCTTAGCAACACTACAAGCGACAGAAACAATAACAATTCAAGATCAAAGTAGTAGTGTTAACTATCAAACATTTATTATTACGAGTGCTCCAACAAATATCACTCCGGGTACAGCAACAAGTTATTGGACAGTACCAGTAACATTAACAGCATCCGGTGGAACTGGTACAACTAACTTCCCAAACAATCATACTTTGTTTATAGCATTAGTTAGTGGTGTTTCTGGTGCAACAGGTCCACAAGGAGCGACTGGCGATACTGGTAGTACTGGCCCACAAGGAGCAACTGGCTTAACTGGTGCAACAGGCGATACTGGTAGCACAGGCCCACAAGGAGCAACTGGACCAATTGGAGCGACTGGATTAGAGGGAGCAACTGGTGCTACTGGCACAGCAGGAACAAATGGCTCAACTGGTGCAACTGGATTAACCGGCGCTACAGGCATAACAGGTGCAACTGGTACTAATGGAACAAATGGAAGCACTGGCGCTACAGGAGCAGTAGGTGCTACTGGATCATTCAGTGGTAACCTAACAAGCAATGTTGATGGTAATGGCTTTAGCATTAGCAATGTAGGTAACATCACTGCAAACTATTTTATTGGCAATGGATCAAACTTATCAAATATAGCAGGTGCTAATGTCACCGGATTTGTTGCTAATGCTGCATTTGCAAATCTTGCTAATAGTGTTAACATATCAAATGTTGATGCTGCATCAAGCAATACATTCTATCCAATATTTGCTAATGCAACAGGAACAGCATTTGCTCAAATTGACAACTTTGGAACACCATTAACATATAGACCAGACCTTGGTATATTGTACATGGGTAGAGCAGAAACTGATGCTGTTGGTCGTAATGGCGTAATTGATATCACTTTTGATACAGCCAATAACAAAGTGCGTCTTAATGCTGAATATATGCCAAACGCTTTAGTTGTTGGTAATACAAGTATTAATGCAGCAGTTACACTAAATGTTGCCGGTAATTTAACTGTAAGCAATGTCAGTAATTTAGGTCCTGAAAGCAATGTTATTATCACTGGCGGTACAAATGGATATGTATTAAGTACAAATGGTAGTGGTAATCTAAGTTGGATTACACAATCTAGCGGTGCTACCGGCCCTACTGGTGCTACAGGTGTAGCAGGTGCAACAGGATTAACCGGCGCAACTGGTCTACAAGGAAGTACAGGTATAACAGGTGCAACCGGAATAGGTGCTACAGGTGTAGCAGGTGCAACTGGAGCAACAGGTATACAAGGAAGTACTGGATTAGAAGGTGCTACAGGTGCCACAGGCGTACAAGGAAATTTTGGTGCTACTGGTCTAACTGGTGCAACAGGTATACAAGGAAGTACTGGTCTAACAGGTGCTACTGGATTAACAGGTGCGACTGGATTAACTGGTGCAACAGGTATACAAGGATTATTTGGATCAACGGGAGCAACAGGTATAACAGGTGCAACCGGAATAGGTGCAACCGGTGCAACCGGAATAGGTGCGACTGGTGCTAGTGGCCCGGAAGGCGCAACAGGTGCTACAGGCGTACAAGGAAATTTTGGTGCTACTGGTCTAACTGGTGCAACAGGTCTAACGGGCGCTACTGGTACAGCAGGTGCAACTGGATCGGGGGCAACAGGTGCTACTGGAATAGGTACCGCTGGAGCAACAGGAGCAACTGGATTAGGCGCAAGTGGAGCAACAGGTCCACAAGGTGCTACAGGTATAACAGGGGCAACAGGCCCAAGCGGTGGAGGAGGATCATCAGACCCAGACTTCACCCCATCA